TAGCTCTGCTGCTTCTTTCCATGGCGCGTAGCTTTCTCGTTCTTGTAATAGCGCGTTGCGTTCGGCCTGGAGTTTCTTTCTTTCTTGGTGAAGGATGCGTTCTTTGCGGCTTAGCGCTGCAAAACGAGCAGCATCTTTATCTGCCACTGGCGGTTCATTCGTGCCGGTAACAGTGACTGGTGCTTGTGGTGGAACTTCTGTTTGAGGGGCTGTGACTACTGGGTTCGTACCTTCGACCATTTATGTTTTCTCCTATTGTTTATTGAAGTCCGGGAACGTTCGGAATCATCGGGCTTTAATGTATGGGGTTGGACGTTCAACGAAATTGCCAAGCCAAGACGTTATCTGGGAGGGCTGAGCTATGATTTCCTTACCCCCGGCAATCATGGCGAGATATTGCGTCACCGTTGGAATCGACGGAGCGATTAAAGGGATTCCAGTATTATACAAAAGCAGAGTATAAACTGAATCGTTCCCAATCAGGTCCAAACGATAAACTTGCTCTTGAAGGATGGGGATTTTGTCAATTGTTGGATAATCGGTTGTTCCAAGGAGGAAATAATCATATTGAATTCGACAGGGAACGACTTGCCCGAATGGACTTCTTCCCGGTTGTGTTGCGCTAGTCGCTCCGTATCCCGGGAACGTGTAATTGATCGCGGAAGGCTTGCTGTAGGCGGCTGGTTGCTTGGCGCCTCCCGCTGGCTTGTCGACAGCTCCGCCTTCCTTCTTGCCTGTCAGCTTCTTGATCTGCTCTTCGTACTGCTTGATCTCATCAATCATCTGCTGGTCAATGATCTGGCGTGGGCCGACCATCTTCAGGGAACCAAACTCATGCGGTGCTTGCTTTGGGTTCTCACGGATGGCTCTGACGGTATCAGGAAACGACAGCTCGTAAGGGATTGGGTACTTGGAGCTTCCCATGAACTCGCCGGGGATGTCGTGCGAATACGTTGGGTGCTCAGACAATCCAAGCTTAGTCACCTCTGGGCGCATACGGCCAATCGACTTGCCTGTCACGCCAGTCTCAAGGTCTCGCAGGTCAGGCTCGGTGATGGCGTGGCGCACATCGATGCCGCTTGGCAGGCCATGCTTCTCGGTTACCGTTGGCATCTGCATCAGGGCGTTGAAGTGCTTGCGCAGTTCTGGATCGATGGAGAAGTGCAGGTAGGCTTCCGATGGGCTCTCAATGCCGGGGAACGCCGGGAACACACGCTGGAACGACTCGCCATTCTTTTTGTAAGGATAGCCTTCACGTACCAAGTTGTTGAAGCTCTCGATCTGAGCCTTGCTCATTTTGGCTGGGTTGATGGCCGAAAGGTTCGCGTCAGCAACGTGCTGGGCGTAATTGATGGACTCAGGGCCCATCATGATGTACTTGCCAAGCACTGGCATGTCGTACTGCTTACCAGCTTCACGAGCTAGGTTCTGCACACGATTAGCGGCTCCTAAGCCAGAAGCCCAGAACTCTTCGTCGCGACCCAAGCCGTAGAGAGGGCCGCCATGCTGAGGTGAAGGGCTATCCAATGGGACACCATTCAATCCATGCAAGGTTTGACCAGAGATGGTGGGGTCGCCTGCAATCCCGATCATGACCTGATCCTTAAGGTCTTCAACGTCAACCGTCTTAGGCAACGGACGTTCAGCGCCTGTTGGACGGATGTCGTGCACCATCTCCTTCTCTTTGGCAAACTGCTTCTGAGTCTTGCCAGCAACTGACTGGGTTCCAGCATCACCACGGACAAACTCACCTAGCATCTGTGGAGCCATGCGTCTAGCAATGGCATCAATCTCAGCCTTGCTCTTTGGTGCGGCTCTAGCTAACTTGGCAATAGCTCCACCGCCAGCCATCTTCTGGTTGTTCAGCTCCAGCATCATGGTGTCTGGGTTGTTGGAGATGACCACACCGCCACGCTTCATGCCTTCAAGATCTGGCGGAACGTCAGGCAAGACGTCTGGTGCTGGCGGTTCTTTAGGCAAGCCTGTTTTATAGTCCTTGCCTGTCTGCAACTCGTACAACTTACTAGCCAAGTCATCTTTCTCGGCAGTCGTCAGATACTTAGGAACTTTGTACCCAGCCTGCTCTAATGCTGTGACATCATCTTGCATAAAGATGCCTTGAGGCCCAGTCGTGCGCCAATCAAGCCCCGTGTTCTTGAAGTCACCAACATCAGACCAATTGCCACCACGGACAAAGTCCTGCACAAATGGCAGGTAAGCATCTTTGGGCTTAGCGTTGCCCTTGCCTTTGATCTGAATAATTTCTTCGGGTATTTCACCCATGTTGTTCTTGATGGCATTGCTCAGCGCTTGACCCCAAGTGAATCTGTCTTCTTGTGGTGTGCGGTTTCCTGCCATCAGAGCATGTTCAGCAAGCGCTTGTTCTGTGATCTTGTTCTGAATTTCTTCAGGCTGTTGAGAAAACCAGTCTGTTTGATATTTGCTTTGACCTCGCTTGGGTCGAACTTCAACCGTCACATGTGGCTCACCCTTGGCATCACGCAGGCTAAAGATGCGTGAGCGACCAGCAACCACGTCAGGGCAGTAACCACCAACGCAGTGACCCATGGTGTTGCCTTCGTACTTCAGGGCGTCTTCTAACTGTTGTTGATCAATCACGCGAGACGAATGCATTGAATCTTTTACATATTCTTCAAATCCATATGGATCATATTTCTCTATATCTGGGAAGTCTTTGCGAACATACTCCTCATGCTTTTTTCGCAAAACATCTTCAGGTTGAGGAGCCAGCTCAATCCATTTGTATCCCTCTGGGTATTCCTTGTGGACTGGGAAGCCTTCCTGCTGTTTGATGGCGGTCTCACGCATCTTCTTAGCCATCTCTTGGTCGTACTCGTGGGTGCGGCGTACTGCCTGCTCCATGCTGACCTTGTTAAGTTGCTCAGGGCGAATGCGACCAGAAGCTACGTCTTGCCTAAGCACGTCAACAATGTGGTCAAATTTGAGAGCTTGAGGCATCCCACGCATTGTTTCGTAGACCGTGTCATAGGGGTTTAGTTTTTCAAGCCAAGGGTTTTGCTGTCTTGCTTTTTCCCCAAATTCTGTAGCTCTGCTTGGAGCAATCATTTCGTCAGCCATTTGCTCCCACATTTTTGCTGTTGGGTGTGTGGCGGTTTCCTCTTCTGGAAATCCAAAACGCTTGCGTGTTTTAGCCAACTCTTCAGGCGTCCAAGTCATCTCAATGTTTTGCAAGTCTTTAGGTAAATGGCTGACACCTTGTTCTGCCAGCTTACGCACTGGATCTTCAGGCGTACCCATTTCCTTCTTGACGTAGTTGGTCAAGTTACTTTGAATCCATTTGTTCAAAGCAACTTCATTTGTTCTTGGGTTTTCCATCTCTCTTTCAAGATGCTCGGCAACCCTTCCTGCGCCACCCTTGTAGTCTGGCTGGCTTGCGGCTTGTTTTAAATCTTCAATACGTTGGCGGATAGCAAGATCAAATTCTGGGCCATAAGGAATGTTGCGGTTATTGATCATGCCTTGTGCAAGCAAAGGATCAAGAGCTTTTTCAACATCACCACGGAGCCAGTTACCACCCTTGGGCTTGATCACGTTGGACTGCGTGTTAGCGCCCATCGCCATGACCATCTCTCGAGGTAGACCACCACGCTCTAAGGCACCCTTGACGACTGGCTCCATGCGACGCTCGATAGCTCTACCAGCCTGCTCTGCGCCTCTGCCTGCTGTTCTCATAGCTTGGGACGTGGCAGGGCCAGTCAGGTACTGCAACGCCACCGCCTCTGGCAACATTGGCGGGATCTTGTACTCGGTCTCAAGCTTCTCAAGGAAGTTGCCTACGTCACCTGCGTACTCATACGCCAAAGGTTGCTCAGGCTTGTACATGCGCTCTTCTATGAACTTCTCAGCCGCCTTGTCACCATGCACTAAGCGGGTGGGCAACGAGTTGATGGACTGGGTCAGAGCCGAGCCCATTAACCGTACAGCTTGCAATGCGCCAGCCGCCTTCTCTAGCGGAGATGTGTCAGCACTTTGCTGGCGCTTGAGTTGGGCATCACGCTCAGCCATGCGTCTACCCATCTCAAGGTTAGCCTTGGTAGGCTGGCTCAGGTCGATGTCGCCATACTGAGGCAACTCCATCGCTCTAGGGTCGTCAATGAACGGAGCAGGCTGGGCTGACCTAAAGTTCTTAGCTATGTTCCTACCGACTCGTGGGTAGAACGCTGGTTTGTTTTCGTCAGCCATGGCTTATCCCGCTGAGTTGCTGTTATCCCAATGATACCTTGGGTGTTGGCGTTCGTCCATCATGCTTCTTCAGGTAACTGTATGGCTTGGGGCTTGAAGACTTTGTCAGGCCATTTCGAGGAGCTGTGCGATCCCTTGTGGGAGACGTACACGGTCGTGCTCCTGCTCGTCAGGTTCTTTCTATGCACCTTCATGGTGTCTCTAAGCACACAGTCAGCATAGTAGTACTCTTTGTCAGCAATCAGGTTCTTTTGCAGGTCAAGGGCAAACTTCCTGTTGAAAGCTGTGGTGCTGGTCATACCCCCACAAGCGTGGTACGGGAACTTGTCTGGCTCGTCGTATTTGTAATCTCTCTCAGCGACGTACAAGATCCCGCAAGTGTCAGACACCGTAGCATCCGCATAGCTTAGGTCTTTGATCACCTTTTCCACATGGTCGCGGTAGTAGATGTCGTCATGGTCTGCCCATAGGAACACGTCACACCCTTCCGTCAATAGGTGTGTCAGGGGAATCAGATACCAATAATGTTGTTTGATCGTATTGGGGATGTGAATCCACTCGATCTTGATCAAGGGCTTCAAGTCTTCAATCACCCACTCGTAGCTCTCGTCGCTCCCGTTCTGGTTGATGCACAGCACGTCAGGTCTGACAGACTGCACAATCCATTGGAGCACCGCCTGACGCAGTAGGTCTGGTCTCTTGTACGTAGGAATCATGACACCGACTTTAGGCGGCATACGGGTTCTCATGCTTCTTAGCCATACCACTGTCGATGTAGTCGTCCATGTCGTAGTCGTCTCTAGGTGCACCGTCGATGTCTAGCCAGCCAGCATCACGCAGGAACCGTAGCCCTTGGGTGCAGGCATCCACAAAGTCGTCGTGCGTCGAGTCAGGGAAGCTACAGATCTGGGAGACGAAGCCCTCAGCCCAGTCCTTGACGTAACCCTTCCTGACACTGCTCTCAGGGATCCATACACGCCCTGCGGCAATGATGTTGGAGACAATGTTAAGGCGTTGGAGCTTGTCCGCGCGACCCGGGTTATACGCACGCACAGGCATATGCGCACGCTGTAAGTCTTGGATCAGGCTGATACCTGCTGACTTGTCCTCCACGAGAATCAGGTCTACGCGCTTCTTCTCCTTACCCTCACCATACACCACGTCGTACTCCTCGATCACCTTGGGGCGCAGGTCTGGGTATTGCAGGCGGTCTTGCCAACAGTCGATCACCATCGCGGACATAGCACCGTCCAATGGCTTGAAGATGCCAAACGTGATAGCCGCTGTTGGGTCGTTGGCTGTCTTCTCTGACGTTGCGCAGTCATAGCTCTGCACTATGTACTCGAACTTAGGGAACGGCTTGTTTGGCGCCCACAGTTTGAACATCTCGCGCTTGACGATACCTGACTCTTCTGGGTCGATCAGCTCAGCGTGGATCTCCTGCCTACCGATCTTGGTTCCTTCGTATGACAGGATCTGCTTTTGGAAGCTTGGAGCGAGGTTAGCTAGGTTGACGTAGGTAGATGCCGTCGTCATGGCTACGTCGTCTCCTTCACGCCCTACAAGCTCCACAATGAGGTCTTTGGGGCGTGGGGTGGTCGTAGCGAGGATCTGTGTCCTGCCATCAGCCTTCTTCAAGCGGACAGCGAACTGGATGTTGTACCAAGCTTCGTCGAGGTAGTCCCAAGCCGCCAGCTCGTCTAGCCATGCGCCATGGTACTGACCACCACGGAAACGATCAGGTTCTGAGGCTGAGATGCCTTTGATCAGGCTCCCATTGATCAGCACAATCTCGTGCAGGGCTTTGTTGTAGTCTTTGATCAGGATCTGGGGGATCACCGCCATGAGACCTGACTCACCCTCGAAGCATGTGCCCCTGACGTCCATTGATGTGGGGGCGGATACCAGCCAGCGGGTGTTGGGGTTCTCCCACGCCCACCACCAGAGCTGTTCAGCGGCGGTACGAGTCTTGCCAGCTCCACGACCAGCCAGCATGAGCCAGATACTCCACCAAGTACCTTGGGGAAGCTTCTGGTGATTGAACGCGCCTGAGAGCCATTTAGCCCTGCTGGCGTATGCCATCGCATGGTAGGGGCCCAAGCTCTTGCGGATCTGCGGATCAGCAAGGATGTCCAGAACGTCTTGGTCAACGACCTCGCTCATTCAGCGATCCTGATCAGCTCAAGGCGCTTGATGGCCACGTCCATGACGCTCTTGATCTCGCCATCGACGATCATAGAGTCAACCTTTTCCTCTGGTTGCCTGTACTCAGCGTACTTTTTAGGCGCCATACGAGCGGCTGTCCATTTGCGGGTGTCGACCCGAAGCTTCATCCATGCCACGTAGGAGGAGTCGAACTTGACTTCGACCAGCTCACCGTTCTTGTCGGTCACGTAGCTCAGCTCAGGCGGTTGGTCAACAATGTCAATCAGCTCATCGAACTGAGTCTCAGCCTGAAGTTCACGCGCACGTGCGTATTTGTCGCAGAATGACGCTTCAGCACCCAACCAACGGAACACTGTTGCCTTATCTGGCATACCTTCATCTTTACAGATCTTGTTCAGGCTCTCCCCTTCAGCCAAGCGTATGCAGATGAGATTACCCATGTGTTCTGTGTAAGTGTTCCCTCTTGTTGTTTTCACTTCTCTTGTTTGCGGCTTACCTGTCACATCGGCGACTGTGTCGCTGGAAAGATCTTTTGGTTTCTTTGCCATCACTGAGCTCCTTTAACGCAAAGTTTAACGGATCTTTGTGTTTGTATGCAATCAGTCCTTCAATCCCCTCATGATCCTTCTATCCATGTCCTTGATGGTTAGCTTGAATTCTTTGTTTTGTTTCTCAAGGTTTGCGGCTTTTACTGTGGCGTGTTTGAGCTTTGACTCGAGCTCCTGCACCTTGACCTGTAGCTCTGTGATGGCTTTGTTTGCCAGCTCAGGGTTTTGTTCTATCCATTCTGGCGCCCAGATCTCCTCTGTCATTTCTTGAGTCCTCGTACGTAGGCGGCAAAGCTTGCCATGGTGTCCTTCTCAAAGGCTTTGAAGCTGTTCACCTCCTTCGCCACCTCCTCGAGCGTGTCGTTCCTGATCTTGTTTGTGATGGGGTCGAGCTGGCGTTGGATCATCTGCCTTTTGCGCCAGCCCAGTGCGCGTTCCCATACGTTTAGTTGTGCTTCGCTCATGTGTTCTTCTCCATGTCCCAGCTAATTCAAAAAGGTTTTGGTAATTTCATTGTCGTTACGAGCATCTTCCATTTGTATGTGCTGTTCCAAAGTAAAGTAGCTCATAGGTAATTCTTTACCCATAGCTAAAAAATGAGTCCTCATTTTCAACATACTCAAAACACTTCCAGCCCACTCAATCTCTGCTGGTCTTACTTTCTCCAAAATAGACAATGCGTGTAGCACGTCTTCCATTTCTTTTTCAGTTAAGTTTGCTTTTCTTGCTTTTTCTGCGATCAGTTCTTTGTTCATAAGTTTTCTCCGCTAATTACATCTTTTGTTTTAAGTTTGGCTTCAACACAATCATTGCAAATAAATCTGCGTACGCCAGAGGTGGCACCACCACCCATCATTTTTTCTTCACCCATGTAGCGGGGCTTGTCTTGCTGACATTTCCAACACATCATCCTTTGTCGGCTTGCCCACTTTTTAAAATCTTTTTGAGGGGCAACTGCAAAATTGTTGCTACCCATTACGCTAAATGTGCCGTTATCTTTCATTGCCTTTGCTCCCGTCTGCTCAAACCTTCGTTGAGCTCCTCGATCTGGTCGTCATCCAAGGGTGTGGCGTCGTCCATGATGGTTCCGTCTGCCGCCATGCGGTGTAGCTCAGCAATCATCTCAGCCAGCTCGTCAGGCGTACCATCAAACCCATCGAAGCACCCCTCTTGAAATACCAACTTCAGCTTTGGTTCAGTCATCTGTTCTCCCATCTGGTCTTGGACAATCTGTTGGTGGGATAACCACGCACCACACGGCTTTGTATTGCCCCCTTGGTGCTACTTCCCACCTGTCAATGTACACGTCTGGCATGTTCTTCAACACCTTCCTGACATTGGTTCTTGGTCGATTTAGCAAGTCAGCCAATTCCTCCAAAGTCATGCCATCAGGTATTCCACGGAGCGCGACTCGCACGCTCTTGATCACAGCCATGCTCATAGAGCCCCTTTATCGGGCGTTTGAGCCGTTTTCTGGTCGCGTTTAGGGTCAAGGTGCTTGAGGAGCTGTTCGAGGCTTAGAGACCCTGTTTTCTCGAGGCGTTGAATTTCGGTCAAAACGCAGTCCACACCTGCGTTGAATCCTTTGATGTATTCACTCATGATGGTCTCGCTCATACTGGGTTGTTGGTTAAGATTTTTTTCAGGTTGATCATCAACTGCTCAGCCTCGACGCGAGTTAGTGGGACGCTCATCATTGAGCGACGACCTTGCAGGGACAGCCATACGCCGTCTTCGTATTGGTCAGCGCTGATGCGCACCTCTGCCTCTGTATTGAATGATGTTTCGATTTCGTTTGTCATTTTGGTTCCTTCAAGTAAACGCCTGATTGGCGTGATTGCATTGTAATACGAAATTAAAGAGGGGGTAATTAGCCCCCACAAATTTATTTAACTGCTTTTGGTCTGAGAATCACGGTCTGCTTAACGCCATCACGAACACCATGCTCTTTGATGGTTGCTGTAATGGTCAAGGTGTCGCCTTTGCCGCGTGGTTGACCTTCAGGCGTCCAAGCTACTGCGTTGGAGTTGCCTTTGTAGATCACGACGTTTTTGTCGGCGTCTTCCATGATGTAAATGTAGGTAGTGCCATAGGCGCCATCCAACACAACGATATGACCGATTGTGAGGGAAAGGGTGACCTTCTCGCCCACAGTACCAATGTGCTGGCGGTTAGCGTCCAAGGCGGCTTTTTTGTCAGCCCATTCAGCCTTGCGAGCGGCACGGGCATCGATACCCTTCAAGACGGCTTCGCTCTGCTTAGGTGACAACTTGCCAAAGGTGTAGAAGGCGCGAGCCATGGAACCCATGAAATCGTCGCCGTAACCCATGAAAGCACCGTTGTCGTTGTAAATGATGCCGTCAGTCAAGGCGCTCTCAATTTCATCAGCGCGTGGAGTGTTTGCTCTCCAAGTCTTCTGAGCATTGGCAAGAATGTTGCGCTTGATAGCATTCTCGTATGCGACTGGGTTTTCGATAACTGCGTGACCACGAATTGCTGACATGATGTTTTCTTTCAAGTAACCTGCTGGATTGCAGTGAACGCATCTTAACACGAAATTAAAACGGATCAAATATAGGGACTTTCCCTAACATTCAATTACCCAGCCTGCAAACTCACCCATGCGGAAGAATTGCTTGGCATCCTCCCCCAAGATGACTGGGTCGATAGGGATCTGCACCCCTGCCAAACTCATCTCCTTGTGGAGCACGTCCTCTGGCTTAGCTCCTTGCTGGAGCTTAAACTGCATTGTGAGGCGCTTCAGAACGGTCGAGAAGTACCCTTGGTGGTCGCAAACCTTGTCCACTACGATGATGACCCCGCCTTGCTTGCAACTCGCTCTCAAGGCGCTCATAAGCGCTTTACGCTTTCTGATTGGGATGAACATCATGGTTAGAAATACGATGAGCACATCCGCATTCGGAAGCTCATGGTTGATAACGTCATTATTTTCAATGACCACGTAATCGCTTTTCTTATACTTTTTTTGCAAAATATTACACATTGATTGGCTTTTCTCAATTGCAACGACATCTGCCCAGCGCTCTTCGACCAACGGCATAAGCTTGTCAATCATGTTCCCTGTGGAGGCTCCAACGTCCACCACGACACCGCCTTCAGTCAAATAGTTGCGAGTGATATAGCACACAGCGTCAGTGACCATGTCGTACCACGGTAGCTGTTCTCTCACATGAGAGTCAAATGTTTCAGCAATTTCTTTTGTTTCAAATGTCCAAGAGCTCATCTTTTTCTTTCGCTAAGTTTTTGACCAAGTAGTTGTAAATCCCAACCACCGACTTGTGCCTTCCCACGTTCAGATCCGTGGTTAGGAGCTTCTCAAAGTGCTCAGAGATACCTGAGTCACCCTTCTGAAAGTTTGTGTGCTTAAACACCAGTATGCGTTTGAACTGCTCAGGGAATGCGTCAAGGATGGGTTGCTTCTGGTGGGGGCGGTTGACCTCATCCCATGTGGATCCCTTGAGCTCGTCAATCATCTCCTGCGTCATGTAGGGTGCAATCCAGCACTTCTTGTAGACCATGCAAAGCTTCCTGTGGATGTGCTCTTGCCCGTAGGAGGGGTTAGAAAACAGGGTATCCCTGAATTCGTCGATCCTGTTTTTGAAGTGCATCATTCCTTTTTTGCTGATGCAGAAGTGTCCGTCAGCACCCATGCCAGAGAAGATCTCGCGTTCGCGGATGGATTTGTATGCGTAGAGCATAGGCCAACCACACTCAAAGTCGGTCTTCTTCCTAGCCCCAAACCGCACCAGATCCACCAAGTCTTCCCTGAGCACGTCAATGCTGGTGGGTAGTGGTATCTGCACAAACGGTACACCAAACTCCTTAGCTGTGATCTGCGCATACTTCACGTCGGTTGATGTTCTGTCGTCCAAGCAAAAAGAATACGCTGTAACGCGCTTACCAGCCTCTATCAACGCGAATAGAACGCTGGACGAGTCTACCCCTGCACTAAGCAAAACAGCGGCGTCATTCGACGGTGTACCAGCGCTTTGGAGCAAAACCTTTTTGATGTCAATCATGCTGGTAACCTCTTGGCAATTTCGTAAATCACGTTGACCGTAACAGCACGACCACAGCGCTCGTACCTGTGTGTGTCAGGAACCTCTGATCCGTCTGCAAACCAGCGCGTCCAATCATCAGGTAGCGACTGCAAACGCTCGCACTCTAACGGTGTGAATCTTCTAAGCTGTGACCCAACCATCAACCCGTGTCTGTCTTGAGCTGTAAGGGTGAATGCAGGTTCGTTGTGCTCCTTCATTCGGCGACCACGCTGGCGCTTCTTTTCTTTGGCTGGTGTCAGGACTGCCCGAACAGATCCATTTGGTTCGGTGGTGCTGTCTTCTCCTCCTGCTGTAGCGTCCTCAAGTTGTTCAACTTGTCCTCGTACTTGTCCAGCAAGGTAGAAGTTGTTAGTGTCTCCC